ATATATGTACCCTACTTCTAGTGGCTTATCATATATTGATGCCATTACAGGAAGCACCGGCAATACGTCTCTTGGGTTCCGCACATATAACAACGGAACTTACAATGAGGTGCGCATCGACTCCAGCGGCAACGTAGAAATTTTTACTGGCGCTGCATGGGTCTCCACTGGCATTGGCCCAAGTGGCAAGCAGCTAACTCTTGGCTACGACACCACTAACAGCATCGGCTACATTCGTTCCGCCAACAACGGAACGGCTTATACTCCACTGTATGTCGATGGTTCTTTCATCCGCTTCAACACCGGCTCTGCTTCTTTGGTGGAGGCCATGCGCATCGACTCCAGCGGCAACGTGGGGATTGGGACGAGTTCGCCTAGCTATCCACTAGATGTCAATGGCAACGCTCAAATTCGATCTGGTAACAGCCTGTATTTTTTCAGTAGTAGTTACGGCATTAGAGCTTCAACTGGTCTTGAATTGAAGACCCTTGATGTTATTCGGTTCCTAAATGGAACAACCGAAAACATGCGCATCGACTCCAGCGGCAACGTGGGGATTGGGACGAGTTCGCCTAGCCAAAAACTTCAAGTTTATACCGCAAGTGCGACTGCAACTTATGGTTCATTTGGAAATTCTGTAAATACAGGCGGAATGATAGTCGGGGCAGACGCAAGTGGATGGGCCTACGCATGGAACACCAACTCATCCGCTGGTGTATCAAATTCTGTTTATGGCAATTCAAGCGGAACCAATACTGGCGGCGCTTTGTTTTATACCAGCGGTTCAGAACGTATGCGCATCGACTCCAGCGGCAACGTGGGGATTGGGACGAGTTCGCCGAACGCCAGCGCAATTCTAGACGCGCAGTCAACGACAAAGGGCGTCCGCTTTCCGAACATGACGACAACTCAGAAGAACGCCGTATCGTCGCCAGCGGCGGGATTGGTTGTCTTTGACACAACGCTTGCCAAGCTGTGTGTGTACAGTGGGTCTGCGTGGCAGACCATAACTTCAGTCTAAAGGGAGACCGTACAATGAGCATCACTACCACTTGGGTCATCGAGCAGATGAACTGCTACCCCACCGCCGAAGGCCAGACCGACGTTGTGTTCAACGCGGCTTGGCGTGCTAACGCCACAGACGGCACCTACAACGCCACCGCCTACGGCACCGTAGGCATCACCTACGTTGCTGGTTCACCCTACACCCCCTTCGCTGACCTGACGCAGGCTCAAGTTGTTAGCTGGGTGCAGGCGGCTCTTGGTGCTGAACAGGTTGCCAGCATTGAGGCTGGGCTTGCTACCAACATCGCCAATCAGGTAAACCCTCCCACTGTGACGCCTCCACTGCCGTGGAGCGCGTAAACCCAGAAAGGAACTACCTTGGAAAACCTCTCGATCACGTTGCCTGTCCAAGCTTGGAACGTAATTCTCAACGCCCTTGGTCAGCGTCCATACGCTGAAGTCATGGAGTTGGTTGCGGAACTCAAGAAGCAGGCTGACGCGCAAGTGAATGCTGCTCCGCAGGAACCCACAGGGGAATAACAATGAACGACACCAAGGTCGTGGTCGATGGTGCAATCGCCACGGGGGCCATAACGCTTCCGTGGTGGGCGGTCCACTTGAATGAGTGGATGGGCCTAGGCATCACCGTCTGCGGCCTTGTCCTTGTTATTTTCCGCATAGCACTTGCGTACCGTGAGTGGAAGAACAAGGGCTAATGCTATGGCGCTTCAAAAGCTTCAGTTCCGCCCCGGTGTCATTCGTGACGTAACGGGCTACACGAATGAGGGCGGCTGGCGCGACAGCAACCTGATCCGATTCCGCTTGGGTTTCCCACAGTCCATTGGCGGATGGATAAAATACGCCTCTGGTAATCCATTCCTCGGCATCTGTCGGTCGATGCTGAATTGGGTGACGCTCATTGGGTCCAACCTTTTAGCCTTTGGAACGAACCTCAAATACTACGTGGAAGAGGGTGGCACCAACCACGACATTACACCTATTCGCAAAACCGTCACGCTCAATAACCCCTTCACCGCCACCACCGGATCCAGCGTCATCGCTGTATACGAGGTTGCACACGGTTGCGTTAACAACGACTATGTGACTTTTAGCGGTGCTACATCACTCGGCGGAACCATCACCGCAACGGTTTTGAACAAAGAGTTTCAAATTACCTACGTCGATCTCAATAACTACAAGATAACTGTTAGCGCCACAGCAAACGCTTCTGATACTGGTCAGGGTGGGTCAGGCGTCGTAGCGGCGTATCAGATCAACACGGGCCTCAACACGCAGATCGGTGGCAACGGCTGGGGTTCGGGGACATGGGGCCGTGGTACGTGGGGGAGTGGGGCAACGACCTCCGCCAGCAACACACTGCGCTTGTGGGCGCAGGATAACTACGGTGAGGATTTAGTTTTCAACGTCCGGAACGGCGGCGTCTATTACTGGTATGGGACAAACCCGTCATTCACTCGGGGCGTGACGCTTGCGTCGTTGTCCACGGACACTCAAACACCGACCTTGGCTCTTCAGGTTATTGTGTCTGACAGAGATCGCCATGTGATCGCGCTTGGTGCAAACTATGGTGGCGTTACCGCGCAGGATCCGCTCATCATTCGGTTCTCAAGCCAAGAGGATCCGTTCACGTGGACATCCCTGCCGACGAATACGGCGGGTGATCTGCGTCTTGGGTCTGGGTCGAAGATCATCCGGGGCGTTGAAACGAAACGCGAAATCGTGATCTTCACTGACATCGCTGCCTATTCGCTCCAGTTCGTTGGCCCTCCCTACACCTTTGGTATTACGCAGATCGCTGCGGGCATAAACGTCAACGGGTACAACAGCTTCGCGACGGTGGACGATACGATCTACTGGATGGGGAGCAGCAGCTTTTATGTCTATGCCGGTCAGACGGCCCCGCTCGTATGCCCGCTTCAGGACTACATCTTCGACAACTACAACAGCACACAGTCGGATAAGGTTTTTGCGGCGGTGACGGCTGAATACAGCGAGATCACTTGGTTTTATCCTTCCGCTGAATCGGAAGAGAACGACCTGTATGTGACCTATAACTTCGCTGACAGGGTTTGGTCGCATGGGTCGATGGCTCGTACAGCATGGATTGACAGCGGCATTCGCCCGTACCCGCTCGCGGCGTCCACGGACCAATACCTGTACTATCAGGAGTATGGGACGGACGACGGCAGCACGACCCCGGCTACGCCCCTCAACTCCTACATCGAGAGTGCGCCCATCGACATCGGCGACGGTGACAAGTTCTCGTTTGTGCGCCGTGTGATACCGGACGTTTCGTTCTTCAACGCCACGAACAGCCCAACAGTCGACTTCATCATGAAGACGCAGAACTACCCCGGCTCGAACTACCAGAGCGGGTCTGACTCGGCGGTTGTCAGGACATCGACGGTTCCCGTGGACCAGTATACTCAAGTCTGCGACGTTCGCCTCAGGGGCCGGTCTGTCATCCTAAGGGTGGAAAGCAACAAGGTCGGAACTCGCTGGAGTCTTGGGTCGCCTCGCATTGAGACGCAAGTCGATGGTAAACGCTAATGGATGTCAGGCTTGTCTTTCCGAGGTTCACAAGTCCGCCTACGGACTATGACCGGAAGTATTTTGCCGATCTCGTGAGGGCGCTGGATACCCTAATCAACGTCATTCAGGCACCGGGCGAAGGTCGGCAGACCACGATTGTCCTGACGAACTTGGCGAACAACGACTACAATCTTGAGCCGGGAACGATGTTCGAGGTTGGCGGGGCTCTGCGGGTTTCTGTCATCTACAGCCCGTACCCGAAGGGCATATCCTCCTCCGGTTCTGTTGGATCTGTCACGGTGACAACGTGACTTGTTTTTCTGGGCCTGACAGGGTACTTTTGGAAGCCAGTAACAGGCTCTGGTCCTGCTTAGAACCCTTTCAGATCATAGGAACTAGCTATGCAGGGCACTGATCTCCTTCGCGATCCCGGTATTCAAAAGGCCC